CACCACCCCATCTCCTGTTGCTCATACGCTGGCGTCGTTAGGAATAACGAACCCGCTTATGGTCGCATGGGAGCTGGTTCCCTTTTCTTTCGTTGTCGACTGGTTTCTACCGATTGGCGACTTTGTTGGCAATTTTGACGCTGATTTTAACGTCTCTATGTCGCAAGGTTGCAAAACGGTGTTCTGGTCCTCGAATGCGAAAGTTCAGGGTTATAAAAACGCAGTGTTCGGAAATTATAAATATGACATGCAAGTTATAGGGTCTAAGTCTGTCGTCAATGTGAAGAGAACGTTGCTTGCATCGTTTCCTTTACCTGGACTACCGGTCTTTAAGAATCCTATATCTGTCACGCATATGAGTAATGCCCTTGCACTACTTGTCCAACTCAAAAAGGCCTAAGGCCACCCAAGACAATGACAGCTATCGCCGCATTGACGCTGAACGACGGACTCGCGTCCCCGACAGCACATACTTTCTCCCCCGTTAACATCGATCAAGCGGGTGTTGCGCGCTGGGCCGACCGATCAGGCGGTATCGCCCTTGGTTACCCAGTCGTCAGCTTCAGTAATAAGGTCCCTACCAAGGGTAGCCGAAATTACCGGATGACTGCAAAAGTTGTTGTTCCCGTTATGGAGCAGACCTCGGCCTCGACGGCTACCGGCATTCAGCCGGCCCCGACAAAAGCCTATGACCTGATCTTTAATTCTGAGTTTGTCCTGCCTGAACGTTCGACTCTACAACAGCGGAAAGACTTGCTGGCGTTTGCGAAGAACTATTTGGCAAATGCGACGGTTATCACTGCCGCAATCGAAAACTTCGAGTCCGTATACTAAGACTCTAAGCCACAAACCTAGATAGGGAATACAACTATGTCATCTAAGAAGAGACGTAGTGGCGAGCTTTTAGAAATTGCTCGACACTTTCGCGATACACCATCGACTACCGATGTTGCAATTCGTCATTTCTTATCTGCTCTCGACACGCCTCGCAGTCTGACTGTCTGGCTCCTTTATAAAAACAAGGAGCACGACCAGTTGACCGCTTTGGAGTGTCACGCCTCGGATTATGTAAATAATCCTTGGCGCTTTAGAGACGACTACACAGCCACAAACTTTTTGAGCAAAGCTAGTTTTCTAAAAACTAGTTTTAATCGCGAAGCTGTGGCCTTAGAGAAGTTCGAAACTTATGAATCTCTCTGTAGGTCGACGAATAAGCGCTTTCAAAATCCTGGTTTAGATCCGTTAAACACCGGACCTAACGTTTGGCTGCTCAATGCAACCAAGCGTAAAATATCCGAGATTTTGGGCACTTACTCTGCTGATGAGTTTGTTGACGAAGCAGGTTGGGGACCGGGCGTGTCTACCCTAGTAAAGGGTGAACACGTTTCGGCTATCAACAAGTTCCACGATGAACGTGGGATAACTCGCGATTTGTACGCCCTTGTATGCGACTGGTTTCCAGTTGCGTACCCCTTGTGGTCCGATCACCTATCCCGTTCTTACGGCGAGCAGTGGGCGGACCTCCAGGTTGGGAACTCTATCGTCACTGTCCCGAAGAATTCGAAAACGGATCGTGTCATTGCTATCGAACCAGGGATTAATCTCTGGT